GTTTTTTTTCTGCATCGCTCTAGAAATTTTCTTAGCGCTAGTGTTGCTATATTGTTTTCGTTTCCTTTAACTGATTTTACTTCTAGTTCGTTTTTCAACATTTCTAAATTATTATCGTCAATCGTTAATGTTACGAAATAGCTCTTGTTGTGCCTTATTTCTTCGGCTAGTCTGATTCTCCACTCTCTAGCTTTCTTTTTTCTACACTCGTAGCACTTCCCGCATGCTACCGGTACATAATTCAGTCTTGCATCATGTGGAGAGGGTTTGTAGTACCCTCTCTTCTTAGATGTCCTGTACTTAGGATTTGGAATTAATTTTGGATATAAACACATATTACTTAATCATTGCTGTTCCTACTATCTGACCAATTTTCTGAACACTTTCTAGGCTTCTTAGGATTATATCTGCTATAGTTCTTGTCTTTTCTAAGTTGACTTTATTTCCTTCAAACATGTTTTCTTGAGCCCATTGTTTAACCTGTTCTTCGATTTGTCTTTTTACATTCTCTCGTTGACCTTCCCAATTTTCAGCCTGTTTTGACCATAGTTGTAATTGTCCTTCAATGGTCTTTATGTTTTCGTTTGTAAATTTAGCATTCGCTTCTGCTGCTATTGCTTGAGCTGTATTCAGGTATATATGAGAGTTTATACTTCTTTGTAGTGAATCTTTGATAATTTTCTTTTGATCGTTGTCTAATCCCACTCCTTCGATTTCTGCAACCATCTTATCAACCTCTTTAAACAACACATGTTGTTGGACGGCTAGCACCTTTCGTTCTTCGTCCGTCTTGGCTGCTGCTGCTTCTGTTAGTAGTTTACTTGCCTTAAGTGCCTCTTCATGCGCTTTGCCGATATAATATTGCTGTTTTTCTGAAGGTATCTTAGCTATAATTTCTTCGATTCTAGCTTCGCTCTCTGCAATATCTTGGTTCACCTTGTCTGTGTCTGCTCCCTTGGTTTTGTTTGCATCTGCGTATGCTTTGGCTGCTTCCGCATTCATCAGGTTCGTTTGTGCTTTGATTTGGCTTAGTTGTAGTCCCATACCTACCGCTTGCGCTTGTGATAATCCGACACCGCTTCCGCTTGCTCCTCCTGTACTTCCTGTGCCTGCTCCGCCACTTCCTGCACTTCCGTACATTAATGCAGGATTCAACCCTGCATCTTTCAGTCGTTGTTTTTGGTTTTTCGCTGAGTTATATTCTGCTGTCATTCCGAAGTATTCGTTTTGGCGCTCTTGGTTTCTCTGTGCCATCTCTTCATTAAGCTTCGCTTGGTAATCCATGTTTTCCAATTCATACCCGTGCTGTTTATTCATGATTTCTAATTGGTCTTTCTTCGATAACCCCCTATCTCCGAATATTCCGCTTACAAAACTTCCTACTCCGCTTGCTAGTCCCCCTGTGGCTGCATCGCCAATCATTCCTAGTGCATTTTTGATAAATCCCATAATAATAATAATTTTTTACATTGATTTCGCTCTTTCTAAAAGAGCCCCACATTATAACTAGATAATATATGCTACGTGCGTACCACCCTCTTTAAAGAGGATTCCGCGGTAAACTTATTGGACAATCTATGCCGTGCGTCCCCGCGGAATCTTCGGTTTTAATGGTCGTTCACTTCACACGTATGAGCTTGTCTCACTAAAGTGGTACATGCTAATTGAGTTCATTTTTTGAATCAATTGCACCGTCGGCTACGGCTTTCTTAGCTTCTTCGTCAATACTCTTCTTCGCTTCACGCATACCACCTAGCTCTGATATCTTACCTCTTGTTCGATTAACCTTCTCCATCGCATCTAAGGCAATATCCCACTTATCTGTACGGATGTCGTACGCTGCTATTACTCCGTCTTTCCTTGGTGTGTAGATTAGTGGCGTGCTATCTCCGATAGGTTCGTTGTTTTGCGTCATTCTGTCAATTTTTAATTCAAGCCTTTCGCCTTCTACTAGCTTTGTTTCTAATTTGCTTCTGTAATTAATTCCTACTTTTTTCATGTTATAAAATATTAAAGTGTTGGCATTACTTTGGCACTCATTACAATTCGAGCCTCGATATCGAATCCGATTTGTACCCAAAAATTCATACTTTGTAAGTCTGTGTCTGCGAATACATAGTTATACGCTTGCGGGTCAATGTATGTTGAGCTGTTCAGTTTCGGCGTGTTGCTTCCGGCGTTTGAGACCCATTCTGTTTGATAGATTCTGTTTAAGACCATAAATGCCTCTGATTCTCCTACAGCGAAGTTTCCATATGTTTTGTTATAATTTGTCATGTAATCAATCCACGCAGGTTGCTTACCTACGCTATACTCTTTTAGCACCCCATTCACCCACTTAATTTGGTTCGCGTCCATCTTCCATGTAACTAAATCTTGGAATCCGATTTGGTCAAGTTGCGGTTTGTGAATTTGGTCAAGATTGTCTAACATAATGTCAAAATCATTTCCTTGAGAGTAATCTACTCTTGGCGTAATACTGCATATACCAATTAGATAACACGGCTCTGTAACTTTTACTGTGATGTCTCCCCCTTTCTTGCCGACGTTAATTCCTCGACCTGCTAGTGTTCCTAACGGTTCTCCTTCTGCTGCGCTATTACTTACAACTTCCTGGAATTGAATTTCGCTAGACATACCCCCTTGATATTCGGGAATTTCGCTTCTACTTACGTAATCGGTTGTATATACTGTTTCAATCCAATCATTATAAGTACCTCCACTGATTGCGATTCGGTTCAGCATATTATAAACCTTCTTCGCTAAAATCAGTGTGTCTAATTCTAATTTCCCGTCTGATACGTCTACCGCTGTAATTGCATTGATTCCGTTTTCTCCGTCAATCCATTCTGTATTAATCCAATTGTTAAAAATATCTGATTGATAAGTTTTTACAACTAGTCCCATTTGAGGATTTGAGCTGTAAAATTCTGATCCTACTTGAATAAGGTCTTTAAGGTATTCTTGAGTAATATTCCCTTTTCCTCTCTCGAATTGAATTAACCCTTCTTGACTGCCTAGTGATAGTATTTCTTCTCTAGTCTTATCAATGTCCTCTAACGGATGAGACTTTAGCGAAATTGCTCCTGATGTTTTAATCGCTTTGAGCGTAAATATTCTGTTGTTAGGGTCGTCTGTTATAGTGAATGGTATCTGCCAGATTTTATTAGCATATTCGATTCTCTTGTTTCCTGCTGCTTGTTTCGCCGTAATTTGCACGTATTGCGTTGAACTGCCTGGCTTCCCTCCATATTCACCTAGTAATACTAAATCTTCTATATCTCCATTAGCAGGGAATACGGATTCCCCGACTTCTATAATTGCAGAATCATATCCTGTTTTTATGGTATAAGTATCGATTGAGTTTGCTTTTGATAAAGTCCATTCTGCCCCTCCCCCAGGTTTAATCATTACTTTTATCGGATTGCTTTGATTATTTGGATAAGGTAATTCTACTGTTTGGCCTAGTCCGATTGTGTAGAAATTTTCTTCCTGTTTGTTCGCATAGTAATTTTTAAAAATGTCATAATATGCGATTGCGGGAATGGCATTAAATTTATGCACGAAATCTAGTGAATCTGAGAATTCTCGACCCTTGTTTCTAAACCCTAGATAAGCTAATAGGCTGCTGCTGCTCCATGGAGTTTTAGAACTATCTTTCCCTAATGTTATGGCAAATTTTGGAAATTTCACTTTAGCCATATCAAGTCCTACATTTAATGCGTTATTGTGAAGGAGTGCATTGTATAGTCTGATAGGCACCGTAAAGATGTCCATCTGAAACTTGTAACTTCCGAATAGAGGTCCTACAGTAGGATGTGTTAGAATGTGACTGTTTGCCTTAATCTTGTATGTTGTACCTGGTGTTGCTAAGATTTTCATGCAAGGAACTAGTGTTCCTGGTGCTTGCGTGTTTCTCCAAATGTACGAGAGGTTGTGTGTACTTCTCTCATAGTCACGCATAGCGACTTTCATCTTGTTGTTATCCCCAAGCGTGTTTTTTCCGATAGTTTTTTTAACCATAGTCTTGCTTATTTATTATTTAACATTTCGTTTACTTTTTTTTCTGCAATATACTCGCTTAGTTGTCCTACAATGGTCACTAACATGTCCCAATCTATCATGTTTGCAATGTAGTCTTCTGCATTTTCTTTTGTTTTGAATTCCACTTTTGATGCGCGATATTTTCCGCACACAATTACGAATCTTTCCTCTTCGTTTACTTTTGTTTTTTCGATTCTGAATAGGTTCATTCCGTTTTTTTCCATAATTTTTACTTATTAAAATTGTTATTAATCTTTGTACTGTCCACACTAGTACTGTTTTCATGTCTTTGTTCAAAAGTACCGTTATTGTTTTTCGCGATACTCATACTCATTGTGCACGCCTGTAAAAATAGGATGCTTAATACTGTGGTGATGAATGTAACCACTGCTGTAATTAATTTTTCTTTCTGTTCTTTAGTCATAAAAGTAAGTATTTATGTTAATAATTTTGTATTTCTTTTTGTTTATAAGCCTCTTAATAGCTTCCATGCATTCCCATCTCATTTCAGATTCTAATTCCTTCTGTAAGATGATTACTTCTGTTTCTATTGATTTGATGACTCCCGTCTCTTTGTCGGCAATCACCGCTATTGTCTTGTTTCTCATATTAAAATTCAGGTTCGTGAATTAAGTAGATATATTGTTTGTAATTTGATGTCGCTGATTTTATGATTAGCGTGTAATCGTATAATTTTGTCTCCCAGCCTCTTTGTCGATATTCCTTTTCGATTGTCTCTAAACTTTTTTTACAATCTCTAATTCTTCCTTCGTAGACTGATTGGGCTTTACCCCAATCATCTATTCTTAAAACGCTGTAAATCTTATTCATATTATTTAATTATATTGATTTCACAATTTTTGTACCAATAATATCCGAATATTGTTTCAATCACTTCTCCCTGTTCATTGCTTAATTTTGGCCATAACGCAAGTAAGTGAAGTCTTTTCTTCAACAACTCTTCGTCCTCTTCGTTTAATTCTAGTTTGAGGATTAGCTTGTATGAGTCGCTTTCTTTAGCTCTTATTTCTATTTCTTTTTCCATAATTGTAAGTTTTTTGTTATTTAATGGTGTTTATCTTTTTCTCACACCACAAAGATAATACAAAAACATAAGCCAACCAAATAAATGACTGACTTTAACACTTCTTTAACACTTCTCCATCAGCATTGCTAATAAAAAATGAGAGAAGGGGTCGGTTTGGTTCTTTGCCGAGACAAAGAACAGCCTGATGCTGTTACACGTCTCGACCGGGTCGAGCGTGCCTAAGTGACGAGCTGGGAGAGCGAGGAACGGCCGAACAACGTGAGGAAAATAATGAGTTGCGAAGCAACACCTTCGTGTCTGTCGAGTACAGCGAGAATCTCGAGCATGGCGAACTTTCGTGCGTCAGAACGGACAACACCCAATTTCGTAGTTGTTTATTCTCTTTGCTGTTTGTCTGTCGATATATTCATTCATATTTCTTCGTTTTTTGTACATACTTCGTTGTTTTTCCAGTCTTCGCCAGTATTGTTTCTCCTTCCATAGAGCTATATTGTCTCCGTGTATCTGTTTTGCTTGTTCTCTGTAGTAACTTAGAAGATTTTTATATTCATCTGAATCTATCTTACACTTTTCCCCCATCACCCATGTATCACCTTTATCTAGTTTCTGTAGCCAAAGTAATTCTTTTTCTTCTTCGCTGTAAATCTTGTCTTTGTAATACCTTGGCATCATCGCTCTAGTACCGTTCTTGAATACGTAGTATTCTCTTGTATTCTTTCCGTTGTATTTGTTAAACTCCCAGTCTCCGCGTTCGAAATATTGTTTCCCCATTCCTGCACTCGTTAACACTTTCCCTGTAAATTCTCTATTGTTTAAGTCATCTTTCAGCATATATTTACTGATGTAGTTGATTGTTTTTTCGTTTACAAAATTACCGATGAATACATACCCATATTTCCATTTTTCAATTACTAACTCCGCTGCCTGGTTTCCGAAGAATATCCCGTGTAAATGTATTCTTCCTCTATCTTCTCCTAGCTCGGTTACGCACCAGTGTTTTAGTGACTTTCCTGTTTTTTTTCTGCATCGCTCTAGAAATTTTCTTAGCGCTAGTGTTGCTATATTGTTTTCGTTTCCTTTAACTGATTTTACTTCTAGTTCGTTTTTCAAC